AAGGCAGGCAGTGTCACAACAGATGAAAACCACAAAATTCGTGCCGAAAATAAGAAAAGCACGCACGGGGAGCTAGGGGGTAGAATGAAACTCAGGGATAAGGTTGGGGAGATAGTAAAGAAGGTGGGGTATTCGTTCTGTGACCCATCTACGGAGTCTACGCCTGAACAGCTTATAGAACTGTACGCTGAAGATATACTCCAAGCGGTCAGGGATATGGTGCCAGAGAAGATGAAAGAATGTCCTCTCAAGGATTATCATACAGACGATTTAGCAATAGCATGGAACGACTGCATAGACGAGATAAACAAGGAGCTGGAATAATGGAATATACACGTGAGGATCTCCGGGCGAACAGCGCAGAGTACGATAAAAACTTCAATGAGCTAATCCGTACCCTGGATACGCCGGAGTGCAAGGCATACCAGAGGCGTGAAGAGAGGTTAAATAAGCGTGGTGTGAAGATACAGCAGGCGTTAGGGGTGTTCATACCGAACCCATGTCCGACTGCAAGTAATAGATATTGCCATGAATGCACTGGGTTCTACAAGCTTAAAACCAAAGAAATACGGAAATCAAGAAAGGGTAGAAGGCAGTATAGGCGGCGATATGTGAATTGTGGGGCCGAAGTGGCGGAATATGAATGTAAGCTAAAGCACGTTGGGCTGGCGGACTGGCCGCGGGAGGGTGGGGCGTGAAATATTGCAAGAATTGTAATAAATATTCTGAGATGCCGTCCTTATTCCTTGAACGTCCCAATATTTATAACCCCTCAAAGACCGAGCGCTATGGATACGGTCTTTGTAAAATGCGCAACGATAAGGGGAATTGTCCCGATTATGAACGTAAATGGTGGAAGTTTTGGATAAGGGAGGGTGTATGAAGTATATAATGATGCTATTGTGTGTCCTTATTATGTGTTCTTCGGCGTTCCATCGCGCGAAAAAAGAGTGCAGAAAAGCTTACGCTGCAGGATATTATGTAGGTTGCTCTACGAAGATGTGCAATCTTGGGTTTGATTATACTCCTGGTGGGGAGGAAAAGTTTAAATATGTGGGCGAGGGAAATGAGGATTATAGCATATATCCATATCGCCCTAAAATGTCATACGCTTTGGAGAAACGACGGGGCAACGGGTTTTGGTGGGCTGATAAAGCTAAGGAGGATAAATGAAGTGCGAAACCTGCTCTTGTAAGATGATTAAGATTTATTGGAAAGAAGGCGGTGCAGAGTGGTACTGTGAAAGGTGCAGGGAATATTCGGGGATCGCGGTTGAACCGAAGGGGGACAAATGACCGACTACTATCTATCCGGCATCATAGGTATCCTAGCGTGGATATTCGTTTGGCTTGTATCCAGGCGGAAGCTTAAAGCGTTAAGGAGGTTTATCCGGTGGCTGCAAGGGTGGCGTGGGTAAAATAAATGCAATTATTTTCACTTTGTACCTTGCTTTTTTTGAAAAGTATGCTATACTAGGAGTATGACTCAGTATAGCACTCATAAAATAACCCCTTCACGGGGAGGCTGGAGAGCCTTTCTGAGTCATATAAAAGACCCTCTATCGTTAATTCGGTAGGGGGTTTTCTATTTTAGGGCTTCTTTCTCCTGTTTCCTCGCTCATCATAAAGGTAAATAGTCCGTATGACGGTTTCTACAAACAGAGGGGACGCATCGAAGTGATAAAGCTGGATATAACCGTTCGACCCCGACCTAAAAGGTGAATAGAACAATAGTTCAAAGAGCAAAGTTAATAGTTGACTTCGGCGTTAGTTCAAATAACTATCTAGGATTTAATATGGGCTTTTAGGGAAAAAGAGTTTAATCCAGCCTGTATCTTAATAAGAAGAGAGCGTATAGTGTAAAAGCTATGCGCTTTTTTCTTAAATAATAAAACTATTTTCTCTAATGCGCTTGCCTTCTCCAATACATGTGATATAGTTTAAGTAATCATACGTAAAACTATATCTACGCAAGGAGCTTAATGCTTAATCTCATCTGGCACTCTCAAAAACGTAAAATATCAGAATTAACTCCCGCAGAATATAACCCGCGACAACTCACCAAGAAACAAGCACTCGAATTAGACGCATCTCTTGCTAAATTCAGCCTGGCCGATCCTATCGTAATCAACAAAGACAATCGGATCATAGGCGGTCATCAGCGTGTGAGCATACTTAAAGATAAAAATATCGAAGAGGTTGATGTTCGTGTTCCTGATAGGCAACTCACCCTCGAAGAAGAAAAAGAGCTTAACCTACGGTTGAATAAGAACTTAGGTGAATGGGATATAGAATTATTGGCTGATTTTGACGAGGATTTGCTAAAAGACATTGGATTTCTGCCTGAAGAACTCGATGATATTTTCAACAGCGCGGGAGAGCCAGACGAGAAAGACGATATAGTACCAGAAGTCAGAGAAACTGATATAAAGTTAGGGGATATGTTTCAGCTTGGTGAGCATAGGTTATTATGCGGGGATGCCACTAAAAAGGAAGATGTTGAGAAGCTTATGCAAGGCGAAAAGGCTGATATGGTGTTCACGGATCCTCCATATGGGATGGATGCCGTAAAGAATAGCGGCGTTTTGAAGGAAAGATACAGAGATGTTATTGGGGACGATACAAACAAAACAGCCGTGGAGTCATTTTTGTTGCTTAAATCGCTAAATATCAAGAAAATGGTGTTCTGGGGTGCTAATTACTACACAGAGTGCCTACCATCCACCGGATGTTGGCTTGTATGGGACAAGAATAACGGTGGTAGCGACCAAACCGATGCTGAATTAGCCTGGACAAACTTCAATGGTGTGGTTCGCAAATACACACAAGCATCGGAAAAAAAAAACAGGGTTCACCCTACACAGAAACCCGTTGAGCTTATTTCTTGGGTTCTTGACAAGTGGGGGGATAGACATAACACCATAATTGATGTCTTTGGTGGTTCAGGCTCAACGTTGATAGCTTGTGAAAAGACTAACAGAAAGTGCCGGATGATGGAGCTTGACCCAGTATACTGTCAGGTGATAATAGACAGGTGGGAAGAGTATACAAATCAAAAGGCTGAAAAGTTAAATGGGCAGACCCAAGAAATACACTGATAAATATATAAGGCGAGAAGCGGTTCTTTTACTTCAATATGCTAGAACTACACCCATACCATTTCTTAAAGATTTCTGTTCTAAGAGAAAATATTCCTCACAAAAGATGAGTGAGTTCGCACAAAAGTCAGAGATATTTCAAGAAGCCTTAAAACGAACGAAGGATATCCAGGAAGTCAAGATTGTTAAGGCGGCTATGGTAAAGAAGATAGACGTGACTATGGCGATATTCACGCTTAAGAATGTAGCGGGGTGGCGGGATAAGCAGATAGAGATAAACAACAACACGAAGAACATATACCAAAATGTTAAGGTGATCATAGATGACAAATCCCGAATTTCACCTCCATCCTCCGCAAGGAGTCGTATACCAGGATAAGACACGGTATAGGCTTGTGGTAGCTGGCAGAAGATTTGGTAAGACGACATTAGCGATAGACGAACTGGTTATAGAAGCTCTTTCTCATTCTGAATGTAAGTTGTGGTACTTAGCGCCGTTTAGGTCGCAGGCTAAAGAAATAGCTTGGGAAATGCTAAAGGTGGCTTCACCTGAATATGCAAGGGCTAAGGTCAACGAATCAGAGCTTTACATAGAGTACACGAATGGTAGTCGCGTATCTGTGAAGGGTGCTGATAACGAAGAAAGCCTGGTCGGTGTGTATCTTGGGTGTAAGAACAATCCAGGTGGGTTAGGCTGCGTTATAGATGAGGTTGCCTTGATCCGAGATAATCGTAAGGTCTGGGGAACGGTAATTCAGCCGATGTTATCCGATTGTTCCGCAGGGGTGTTATTCATAGGTACTCCGAGAGGCAAAGACTTCTTTTTTGAGCTTTACATGAAAGGGCAGAGAGAAGAAGACGGGTTTAAATCATGGCATTTCACCAGCTACGATAACCCGTATCTTGACCCAAAGGAGATAGATGCCAAAAAGAACACGATGTCCGAGAGAGAGTTCAACCAGGAGTATTTGGCTAAGTTTGAAGATTACACGGGGTTGATCTGGCCTGAGTTCGACCCGGAACATATCATAGAAGAACATTTCGTGCAGCAGGTTTACCCAAAGATAGGCGTGATAGATACGGCGGTATCGGGTACGACAGGTGTTCTAAAGGCATACATAGACGAAGACGGCGTTATTGTGGTGTATGAGGAGTATTACCAGTCGGATAGCAGGGTGGATGAGGTGGCTGAAGCTATCAAGCAAGAGGGTGTTAACTGGTATATAGACCCGGAATCACATAAGAAACAAGCGCATCGCAAAGGTCAAGAAGAGTTTAGTTTATTTGATGAGTACTCGGATCATGGTATCACGGCAGAAAATGCACAGAAGGATGTTCATGCAGGGATAAACAGGACGGCAGAGTTTTTCAAGACAGGTAAGATAAAGATATTCAAGAGTTGCAAGAATTTAATATGGGAACTAGAGCGATATCATTGGTCAGAACAGAGAGAGACGATACACGGTGTTACAGAAGCCAAGCCGTTCAAGAAAGATGACCATTTATGTTTAGAAGGAAGAACAAAGGTTTTTTTAAGCGATGGCAGCACAAAGAGAATTGATTGCATAGAAACTGGTGATATAGTAAGAACGCCAAAAGGCAAACAACGAGTTGTTGCAAGTCAGAAAACAGGAGTAGAGAATATATGGGAACTAAAGCTGAGTTCAGGGAAGATATTGAGAGGAACAGCCGGGCACAAGATATACACGCACCGAGGGAAGGTTGCTCTGTCGAGATTACAGATGGGGGATCGATGTCTCGTATTAGATATGAAGACAGGCTTTATCACTGGGATGGTAGATATTATGCAAAGGGTGGTGGCCAAACTAGGCTTCATGTTGCAATTTGGGAAAAGCATTTTGGCAAAGTTCCTAGTGGTCATTGTATTCACCATGAAGATGAGGACAGAGGAAACAACGTTATTACCAATCTTAGGCTCAAGCACAGGTCTGCGCACACTTCGGACCATTCCAAGCAAAGACTTAAAGACGAAGGACATAAAAAAAGGAATGCTGTGCATTTGGCGCAAATCAGAGAACTCACGAAAATATGGCATTCTTCCGAAGAGGGTAGGTTGTGGCATAGCAAACACAGCAAGGAGAATTGGGCTAAAAGAGAAAAGATTGACAAGGTATGCATACAGTGTGGGAAACATTTTAAAGCATATCTTGAAAAAGCTAAATATTGTCATAACAACTGTAAGTCCGCATATCGTAGAAAGCGTATACGAGACGAACAGAAAGAAAGCGGTATACAACATAACAGTTGAGGATGAGCATTGTTATTATGCAAACGGTATTCTAGTTGCTAACTGTGATTGTTTACGCTATATGGTTATGAGCAGACCAGAGAACGCAGATATCGAGTTTAAGAAACCGATACACCCGAACTCGCCAGCAGCAAGATTAGCTAGAGCGAAGAAGAGGAGAAGACGATAATGGCTGAGAATATACAGAAAGCAAAGTTATCACCCGTAGAGGTTCAGTTTTATTTATCTGAAGCGAAGAGTAGTGAAGAACGCCAGAAACGAGAGCTTATCCAACGCTGGAAATATCCTACTGTTGTAAGCTATTATGAGGGTGATTTGCTTATAGAGCCGAATTCTAAGGATGTTGGTGTGGCGAACAGACAGGCTTCGGCAATTATCAACAAACATTTTCCCAAGACAAACGTGCTTATATCAGAGATAATGTTCCAGAATCCTGATATTATAGCCGACCCCACGAAACCTTTCGCTTTCAAAGGTGACAAAGAAATCAATGTCGAAGAAGGCGCTCCGCTTATGAGGGGTGCGCTTATCTATGGATATGAGAAGCAGGGGCTTCAGGAAGAAAATCGGATGGCTTTATTCGATATGCTCTATGCCGGATATAGCGCTGTTGAGATAGACCATATCAAGAGTAAACGTGATGCGGGGATAGGCGTAACGAACATCCCGGACGATAAAGAGTTTGAAGAGCGCCGGACGGGTATAGTTGGTAAGGTCAAGGAAGGTGTCAAGCGGGTGAAGAGCGCCTTGTCTACCGAAAAGCAGGCAGAAGATAAGCTTGCCAAAGAAGCACCCCCGGAGAATGAGGCTTATGCTGATGTTTCAAAAACGTATGGCCGGAGATGGGATCCTCTCAATATCCTGTTTGATTGGCAGGCTAAGACGATAAAAGAATCCCGGTATATTATCAAGAAGCGTGTTATATCGAAATCCAAGTTTGATGCTGAATATCCCAAGTTCAAGGATAAGGTGCAGGCTGGTAAGTTCATGCAGTATGGTATGCACAACGCTGACAAAGAGAAGCAGTCTGTGGTTGTATATGAGTTCCAGGTCAAGAAACAGAACGCGGAGAACCCGGATATCACAGATTACTGGACTATCGTAGTCACGCCTACACTCTTAGATGAAACCCTTGATATGTTCAAAAGACCGTATACCACGAACGGATTCAACATAAAGATTGGTACACTTCATAAATACGGGAAGATATATCCTGTCCCGGTAGCCAAGATAAACAAGGTGCTTTCGGATGAGATGAACGAGTATATCTACAACTGGAAAGATGTAGCTGAGAGGAACGTGACTAAGTATGTCAGAGATACCAAGAAGGTCAAAGAAGATGGCGTAGACGCGTTAAGAAGCAATAAGACGAACGATGTCATAGATGTTGATGGTAACCCTGAAAATGCTATAGTGCCGTTGAAGCCAACAAGCTTATCGAATGACAATAAAGAGCTTATCGCGGTATTCCAGGCTGAACAGGATAAAACGTGGAATGTTTCTGATAGCCGGACCGGCGGACAGCAGAAGGCTAAATTTGCTACAGAGTTGCAGATACAAGAGGCGGGGTTTCAGTCCTCAACGCTTGATATCCAGGAAGGGTTAAGAAAGCTTATCCAAGAAGAGCTTGAGACGGAGAAAGATATTATAGTTACGTTCTGGGATAGTGAGATATTCATTAAGGTTACTGGTGGGCCGAAACCTGAATGGTACAAACCCTTAACGCTTGGCGGTGTGGTTATAAACCCGTTATCTGAGATGCTTACAGCGGATTATCATATCAAGGTGGATGTCACGAAAGCTTTCAGGCCGAACACCGAGAAGGAAAAGAACGATCTTGTCTTGTTATTGAGAGAACTTATATCTGAGCCGATGCAGATTATATTAGCGACACCGAGCGAAGAGTTCCCTACGGGCAGACAGTTATCGCCACAATTCTTGAACAAGATTATACAGAAGTTCGGGCAAGACCCAGAGGTTATGTTTGAAGAGAAGCAACAGGCTCCTGAAGGTATGCCAGGAGTTGGGCAAGAGCTACCGCCGGCAGAAGGTACGATAACGCCGGAACAGATAATGGCAGGTGGTGGATAATTGTTCTTTAAAATAGCACGAGTGGCGGAATTAGACGCAGAGGTCGTAGCGGCGAGACGTATTCTCAAAGCAGAATTAAAGGTTCAGTTGCCTGAAGCCAGCGAAGTCTGAGAAGTAACTGGTGGAAGTGAACGCCTCTTAAATGCCGACAAACACACTCAGACGGTATGTAGGGTATCGAATCCCTGCCTCGTGCGGGTAAAAAGTTAGATATGTTTATGCTTAGAATGGCGAAGAATCCCGGGATGGCAGAAAGTTCCTAACGAGGAGAATTTAGATAATGGCGATATACGGCTACAAATGCCCCGTATGCGATAAAAGTGAAGAGGTAGTAAAACCTATGGCACAGAGCAAGAAAGCCGAGCCTTGCCCTAATTGCGGGGCTAAGATGCGAAAGATAATACATATCCCGAACATATCTGGCACAAGGGACGGGTTTGGAGTGAATAAGGCGTTTATTGACCCGGAAAGCGGGAAAGAGATAGATACTTGGAAGAAATGGGAAGATGCCGGGTATAAGCCATTGAAGGATTCTAAGGCTACGAAGCGGAGAGCTCGGTGTGAAGATAAGATAAAAGAAAAACAAGATAAACTAAAAGGCAAGATAACGGTTTAACGAGGAGGGGTCATGGGCGGAGAAGCAGGAATTGAAATGCCAAGGTATCAATCACACAAAAGAGTGTGGGCGCTAAAAATTAAGGAGATCACAGATCCAACAGTGCCGGGAAACGAGACAGATGGCAGCAGAATGATTCTTCCAGAGGAAGAAGGTTATTCAGAATTTAAGGTTGACCACGCATATGTAAGAAAACATAATCCTCAAGTTGGCGGTTATTATGTTGTTTACCAAGACGGGTATAAGTCTTTTTCGCCAGCACTAGCTTTTGAGGGAGGATATACTAAGATTTAACTAACGAGGAGGAATCATGGTAGAGGGAACAAATGTAGCGCAGCAGAAGAAAGAAGAAGAAAGGAAACTTACGGCAGCGGAAGATGCAAGGATCGACAAAGGTATAGAAATGCAGGAGAAGGCACAGGCTCAGAAGATGGCGGATGAAGAAAAAGCTATAGCTGACCGGGAGAAAGCCGAAGCTGCTGAAGCCGAGAAGGAAGAGAAAAAGCATAGCATCGTAGTGGTAGATTCAGCGACTTATGTCAACAAGGTTGATTCAAGAGAGATGAACGGTGTTCCTCGGAGGCTTGCCGGGATCAGGCTCATGTTCGAAGAGTTGGGTGTAGACAATTATGTCGAGAGAGTTACATTTAAAGGTACAGAAGCTTTTGTGTTCAAAAAAAGGGGGTAAGGGATGGAGAAGGCGAAAACAGTTGATATTACATTCAACGAAACGATAATCAAGAAGCTTCCTCGTACCGGTATTGAGTATTACGATCAGTTCACGCGCGGAAGAGAGCATCGGATAGTTTACAGGGTTGTCAAGATGTCCTTTGATAAGTTCTGTGATGTGGCTTATAGCCCGACAGGGTTCCGGGATGAGAAGCTACGGGATAAGATAACAAAACAGAAGCTGGAATTGCCGATCATTGATATCGAGAAGAAATCATCGCTCGGTAAGGGTAAGGCGGTAGTGGCTAACAAAGCTGGTGTTAAGACTATTCCTGTTCTTGTATTCGCCAAGAAGAATATGCAGATCGATTGGTGGAAGAGACGGAAGGGGATAAAATAATGCCTGTTAAAAATCTAAAAGGTTTAGCCGGACGTATGTCGAAATTGAAGTCTGGTGCTGGCAGGCCGAGAACCGAAGCGGAACGAAAGATAAGACATAAAAAACTTTATGGATCAAGTAAACTTCCTCCGAGGGGGACTGGTTTACAAAATTAACTCCGATAAAAGGTTTCCTCACCTTAAACGAGGCTAAACAAAGGAGCGTGTTATTATGACAGAAGAGGCTAAAAAACCAGAAGAGAGTACAATCGAAACTCAAGAACAGAGTGCGGTCAAGCAAGAAGAGGCTGTTAAATCTGTAGATGAGACGATGGATGCTATTCTCGACAAGGAAGAAGGCAAGGAAAAGCCTTCGGAATCTTCCTCTGATTCCAAAGAAAAACCTGCGGGAGAAGAACCAGAAAAACCAGCCGATGGCACCGAGGATCCTGACCTCGCTAAAAAAGGCACTAAAGCTGAAAAGGAACCGGAAATCCCTAAAGAGTTTCACGACCATGAGGCATGGAAGCGTAATGCACAGATAGCGAAAGATGCTATTGCTCGTGCGGAAGCGGCCGAGGCTAAAACGGGGGAACTCGAAAAGAGTGGTGTTTTGTCTGAGGAGGACAAAGCGCTTTTGGAACAGATGAAAAATTTCACTTCTTCGAAGCAATTTCTTGCGGATAAGTACAAAAGTGAAGGTTTCAAGGACGAAGTAATAAAAGAGAAACTTGCGGAAGCCGGATTCAAAGATACTGCTGAGAGTGCTGAGGATAGCCTTAAGGTTGCAGCGGATGCACTAGGGCTTGATGTTAACACTCTTTCAGATCAAGATAAGTCGGATATAACAAATTTGGTAAAGATATCTAATGCTTTAGTCGAAAAGACGTTGAATAAAGTATTACCAGAGGTACTGAATCCAATATCAGAACAAGTGGCCGGATTGACTAGCAAAGAATCAGGATTGAAGTTACATGATGAATTTGCTGCTAAAGTCAAGGAAGATGGTGTGCTTGATTATGAGAAAGATTTAGCGCCGGATATCACCAAATGGCTTGACGATAACGATACCAAGCCTGAAGCCGATAGAGGCAACCAGCAAGCTCTTGCTAAGTTCTTGCAAGATACCTATCACGACAAACTTGTACTCCACAAGAAAGCTGTTGAGAAGAAGGATGAACGTGTTGAGAAGCTTAATAATAATCGCCCCGGAGGGGAAGGCGGAAGTCCAGCTTCAACCGCGCCTGCAAAAACAGGTGAGTTTGAGACTGATGCTAACAATATCCTCGACAGTATGGGCGTGCATTAATATAAGCCGTTCTCACGTTCATTAACTTTTAAAGGAGTGTGAGAAGTCATGGCTGAACAAAATATAGCATACGCCAGCCAAGATTCTATTCTTGAAACTCTTGTACTGCACACGTTACCCGATTTCGGGCCGGATGGTACTTCTGGTATCATCAATAACAACTTCCTGTTGTCGTTTCTGAAAGATATGAAACGGTTCGACATCATGGATGGCGGTCTTGAAATATGGGGCAAGGTGCGGACAAAGAAGAATACGAATCTAGGATGGCAGGGTCACGAAGATGAAATGTCAACAAATCTTCAGGATCCGTCAGATAGATTGAGATACGATATCCAGACGTACGCTGGTGCGGGTGTTGTACTCAACAAGAAGCACGAAGCGATGAACAAAGGGCGTGCTATGATAAAGAACTTTGCCAAAGAACTGAGAGATCAGGCGGAAGATACGATTCCGAATGATTTCAACTCAGGTTTCTGGAACAGTTCTCCCGGCGCCCTTGAACCTAACAGTATCCCAAGCCTTATATCTATTACCCCGACTACCGGTACTATCGGTGGTCAGAATAGATCATCTAGGAAAGCGTTTCAGAATGGTCTTAATTCTGATACGATTGCGGATATTGGTTCTGAGGCAGGTCTGTCAGCACTATTCAGAATGATTATACGCCAGGCAGTAACGGCTAAAGATCGTCCTGATTTAGTTATGATGGATGATGAACTTTGGGCAGGACTTTCTGCTTTCTTGGATGCACAGCGTAGGTTCAAGGAAAACGATCATCTTGCAAATCTTGGGTTTGACAGTATTTATTACCGAGGAACGACTATCGGTTATGAAAATACGAATGTCATGGATGATGACCAGAACACGATTCCGAGTGGTTATGTCTATGGTATCAACTCCAAGTACCTGAAGTTCAAGGTTCTTCGTGACGGAAACTTCCAGTGGGATCCGGATGGTTTCGTTCGTATGGTCGGTCAGACGCTTAACAAGGCGTTGTATTTTTATGTGTTCTGTAATCTGTGTGACTATTTGCCGCGTTCGCATTTCGTCATGTCAGATGTCTCCACTACTTAAAAGGGAGGGGTAATTATGAAGATAAGCAAAATTATATCTTTGGTGCTTATTGGCCTTCTTATAGGTAGTGTAGCATTTGCAGCAACACCTGGGCGCGATCTTGGTCATGGTGCGGGTGATGTCATGGGAAACAATTCCAGTCGGTATGATTGGAGTCCTCAAAAAACATTCAGGCTTGTCCGATACGTTCCGCAAGATGGTTATGCTGATTGCGATAGTAATAGCTTATCAGCTAACGCTTTGGTCGTATGGGATGCTATCTCTGATGATGGTGTAACCGTGACAACAACTATTACGAGTCACGATTCAACTGTTGCTGGGATTATCGTTCAAACAGCTTTGACCCCTGTAAGTTTAGGCAATACGGCACAGCAGGATTATAGCTTGAGGAACTGGACGTGGTTGCAGACGTATGGTCTATCAGGAGTATCTATAGGTGATACGGTTGCAGCAGGCGATGCTATGGGTGGTTCTACTATCCAGGGTAAAGCTGATCCGTTTGTAGCTAGTACGACAGCAGCCGGTGCTAATGGTAATGCCGGGTTCTTTTACGATACGGCTATAGGTGGAGTTGCCACAGCAGTTGAATGTTTTGTACGATGTGAATAGAAACACAACCCCGGCGGGCTGGCGGGTAAACCAGCCCCATAAAATATGAAAATACGAAAAGTAATATCATTATTGCTTATCGCTTCATTCATATGTACCGTATCTTTTGCAGCAACTCCGGGACGTGATTTAGGTCACGATGCCGGGGATGTAGCCGGGAACAATTCTAGTCGGTACGACTGGGATGCGCATAAGACGTTCAGGCTTGTAAGATATATGCCCGCTGGTGGTTCGAGTATTAGCGCGACGCTGGTAGCCGATTCCATTGTAATATGGGATTGCACTTCTGATGACGGTGTGACGGTCACTACAACGACCACATCGCCCGATTCGGCAGTTGCGGGGATTATCGTACAGCAAGCATTAACAGCGAAGGTTTTAGGTAATACGGCAAAACAGGATTACGCAAAACGTAACTGGACATGGCTACAGGTGTATGGGTTAGCAGAGGTTAGGGTTAATGCTACCAATAATGTAGTTTCTGGTGACGCTATGGGTACTTCTGCAACTGCCGGAGAAGCTGACATCTTCGTAGCGAGTGCGACAGAATCTGGCAAAAACGGTAACGCGGGGTTCTTTTATGACGCGTCTGCCGCGGCAGGAGATGATGTTAAATGTTTCGTACGTTGTGAATAAGCGATAAACAAACGCTCTGGGGGGAAGCGTAATTCCCCCCACTAAACTATGAATGGAAAAAAGGCAAAGAAGCTGAGACAGATGACCAGGGATGCCATGAAAAAGCATGGTAGAGAAGATAAGACGTTTGGTTTTTATTATAAGAAAGCAAAGACACTCGCTAAGGTTGGTGTTTTAGCGATTTGTGCTATGTTTATCTTCAACTTGGCTCATGCGGATAAGCTAGGTATACATACCGTAAACCCTATTAAATTCCAGAAATTGTTAGCAGAGAACGGTTTCAAACTGGATCTGAATTTCATTGAGAAAACTCCTGATTCCTGGGGTATCTTATCGTTTGATGATAAAGGTATGTGCGTGAATACTTACAGATCATTAAATTTTGATAATCTAAATATTATTACTGAAATAATGTGGAAGAGCATGGAGGAATAGATGGATAATACAACTGTAGCGGCAATTATAGCGAGTGGCAAAATACGGTTTG